ACCAACCCAAATAAAAAGCCCGTCGGGTCAGATGTTAATTGATATAACCGAATTGAAGCGGAAGTCATCCGCAATTTACCGGAAAGGAAAAAAATGAAGAAGCAGGACAGAAACCGCCTGTCGAAGAAAGACAGACGGCTGATTAAAAAGGCGATGCTGAAAGCCGCCGCCAAAGGCTGCGATGAGGTTTACAAAATCGCGCCGGGTTTGAAAGACGGCTTTGAATTACTTGGAAAGCAGCCCGATTAAATATTCGTCATCGGTATTTGGCTCCGATTCTTCGGGTTTTTGATGAAGTGTTCGGATGAATACCGCCAATTCTCCGGCTTGTCCTTTGGCCGTACTGCCGCTTAAGCGGATAGAACCGCTGCGGATAAGCTCTTTGGCGAGTATGAAGGATAAGTCGGACGGCATTTTTTTACTCCGTCGGCCGTTGTGTGGAAACCCGGTTGCAACGGGGTGACGGCAAATCGGAAAGACGGTTGACCGCCCGGACAGACGGGCGACCGATAAAGAAAAACCCGCACGGGGCGGGTAATCCCCCTGAATTGCAGGGAAGCGGTTCAGGTAACGGCGAAAGGCGATTATGAATCAAAAACAAACGCAATGCAAACAAATTGTCGATTACATCCGTAACAAGGGGTGCATCACATCCCTTGAGGCTTATCAGAACCTGAAGGTGACGCAGCTTGCGGCACGGATAACCGACTTGGAAGGCAGGGGCTTCGTGTTTGCCAAGCCGCGCATGAAGGCGGGCGGCCGCGGGAAGCCTGTTACGCATTACTCGATTGTTGAAAACGGGGTGGAAGTGTGGGCGCAAGACCAATGGGAATGGAAGGACGGTAAATGAAATATATTCCAAATTCGTTTCAGATAGCAAACGCGGTAGTGGACGATTTCCTCTGCCGAATGAGCGGCAACGCGTGGAAATGCTACGCCGTCATCGTGCGCAAAACGACCGGCTGGCAAAAGGAAATTGACTACATCTCTGTTTCCCAATTTAAAAACCTGACCGGAATCAAAACAGACGTAACAGTTGCCGACGCGCTGAAAGAGCTTGTGGAATTGAACCTGATTGCCTCCGTCAAACGGCACGGTCAGGTAACCGGCTACCGCATCAATATGCCCGAACCGTCCCCCGAAAATGGGGGTACACCACCCCCGGAAAATGGGGGTACTGCCACCCCCAAAAATTGGGTACACCCAAAAAATGGGACTACCCCCAAAAATTGGGGGGTACTACCCCCGGAAAATGGGGGTACTACCACCCCCAAAAATTGGGGGTCTACAAAACACACTACAAAACCCACTAATACAAAACACAGTATTAGCGCATCCGCAGCGGCGGACGCGCCCCTTTCTGCCGAACCTCCCGAAACCGCCCCGGCGGCGAAGGCGAAAAAAACCGGCAGGCACGAAACCGAGCTTTCGCTGCTTGCCGCCTACGGCATCACGGGGCAGGCGGCGGAGGACTTCCTGCAAGTCCGCAAGGCGAAACGGCAGCCGCTGACGGAAACGGCAATGCGCCTGATTGCCGCCGATGCGGAGAAATGCGGGATGACGGCGCTGCAGGCGGCGGAGTACGCCATCGCCAGCGGCTGGGGCAGCTTCCGCGCCGACTGGCTGCAAAACAAAACTTTCGGCAGGTCCGGAAACCGCGGCGGCCCGACGCACAACCAAACCGCCGCCGTGCCGGATGCGGGAAGCTACGGCGATATGCCGACGACGGATTTTTGAGGGGGGGGTTCGGATATGGCTTTGAGGAACGCGTCTGATTTCTTGGGGGCTTACGGCGGCGGCGTGCGGGTCGAGCGGAGGCAATGCGCGGAACACGGCGGATACGCGGCGAAAAGCGTTTTGCGCGGCGTGTGGACGGGCTGCCCGGCCTGCCGGAAGCTGGAAGCGGCGGACGAAATGGCGGCATACGCGGAAACGCTGCGCCGCGGGGCGATGCGCGACGCGCTGGAAAAACGCATCGGGCGTTCGGGCATCGCCCCGCGGTTCAGAAACTGCCGGATTGAAAACTACGCCGTCAGCGATTCGATCCCGGGGATGGCCAGGGCGAAGGCGGCCGCCGCCGAGTATGCGGCAAACTTCGCCGATGTGTTGCAGACGGGGCGGAGCATGATTTTTTCGGGCAGGAGGGGCACGGGCAAAAACCACCTTGCCTGCGGCATCGCCCGCGAAGTCATCGCCGCCGGCAAAAGCGCGCTGGTCATCACGGTGGGCGATATGCTGCGGACGGTCAAGGACAGTTTCGGCGGCGGCGGCGGCGAGGCGGGGGCGGTCGGGGTTTTCGTGAAGCCCGATTTGCTGGTGCTGGACGAGTTCGGCGCGGGCAGTCTGTCGGAAACGGACGGGCGGATTTTGTTTTCCGTCGTCAACGCCCGCTATGAGCGGCTGATGCCGATGCTGGTGCTGACCAACCTGACGGCGGAAGCCTTCCGCGAAAACACCGACGCGCGGATCAGGGACAGGCTGCGGGACGGCGGCGGCAAGCTGATTCCGTTCGACTGGGACAGCTACCGTGCGTGAAACCTGCTTTTTCTGCAAACACGCGGATTTCAAAACCAACACCGGCACGCCGGTGCGCGGTTTTGCGAAATGCGCGAAGGCGCGGAATGCGGAAGAGCGGGCGAAGCATTACCCGCGAACCAATCCCTGCGCCGCCGGGGCGTTTCAGACGGCATCGGGGGCGGCAGTCGCAAAAAGGACGGCGGTGCTTGGGGAATATCCCCCGCAATGCGCCGAATTTGAGCGGGAAGGCGGGTAAAACGCTTTGGGAATATCCCACCTACCCGAGATTGAAAACCGCGTTAAAACGCAAATTTGAAAGGAAATACGGAATGACGGTGCAAAACACGCAAACCGAAACCGTCCGGACGGAAGCCGCGCCGCAACAAGGCGGCAATACCAACCCGGGCTATTACAAAAACCGCGCCTTCGAGTGCGTCGGGTTTGCGCAATACCTCAACTTCAACCTCGGCAACGCCTTCAAATACATCTGGCGGCACAAGGAAAAAGGCGGGCGCGAAGACTTGGAAAAAGCCCTGCGGTACTTGGAACGCCAACGCGCCGGCGCGCCGAAGTTCAAGAAACTCAAATGCCGCCGCTATGAAAAAATGTACGCCGGTCTGAAAGATTGCGGGTTCGACGGCGGCACGGAGGCCGCGCTGCTTGCCGTCATCTCCGCCGCTTATTACATCCGCGACGGCGAAGACAATTTTGCGTGGGCGGCCGCCTGTGTCGAAGATTTGTTGGAAAAAATGCCGCCTGAAGCGGGGCGGGCCCCGCACCCTGAAAGCCCGATGCCGCCTGAAACGGCGGGCGGAGGCATTTGACCCGCCAACCCGACCGCCGCCATTCCCGCGAAAGCGGGAATCCGGAATCCCGGACTTTCAGATAATCTTTGAATATTGCTGTTGTTCCAAGGTCCGGATTCCCGCCTGCGCGGGAATGACGAAAGCGGCGGGAATCCGACCCCGACCCATAAAACCGACCGAAAGGAAATAAAACAATGGATACCCTGTTAAGCATCATCACCGCGCTGTCGTTTGCCGGGGCGGCGACGTTGGCGGTATGGCTTTTGGTGGAAGCCGCCGACGCGGTTTTGCGCCGCAAGCGCGAAGGCAAAGGCGAAGACGACTTCGACGGCTTCGGATATTAAGCAACCGAAACAAAAGGAAAAATCAAAATGGCGGAAGAAATGCGCACCTGCAAGGCCTGCGGCGGGACCAAGCCGTTGGAGAAAGGGTTTAATGCCGTCCCGCGCAAGGAAGGGGGGGTCTATTATTACAAATCGTGCAAAACCTGCCGCAACAAGGCAGTCCGGCAAAAGCGCGCGGAAAAACGCGCGGCGGCGGGAGCCGGCGCGATGACGGCGGCAAGGCTGCACGGATACATCCGCGCCGCGCACGCCGCCTGCCCGATATTGGGCGCCGGCCTGTGGACGCAACCGGCAGGGGAATGCGCGTGATACGCCTTATCCTGCCTTACCCCGTATCGGCAAACCGATATTGGCGGATTTGGCGCAACAGGGCGGTCAGGAGCGCGGAGGCGGCGGCGTATAAGTCCGTCGTCCGCCGTATCGCGCAAGAAGCGGGCGCGATGCCGTCCGAAGGCGCGGTTGCCGTATATGTGCGCCTGATTCCCAAAGCGAACAAAGACGGCGGCGCAAACAAGACGGTGATCGATTTGGACAACGCCCTGAAGGTTGCGCTGGACGCGCTTCAAGGCGTTGCCTATCACAACGACAGGCAGGTGCGGCGCATTGCCGCCGATTACGCCGACGAGCCGGTCGCAGGCGGCGGTTTGGCGGTGGAGGTGGGGGAATTGGATGAAAAGTAAAACCGAAGCGGAAAAATCACATCTGCAAAAAGTGGCGGATATAGGTTGTATTGTTTGCCGCAATTGCGGGCGGTTCGGCGTTCCTGCCGAGGTCCGCCATATCCGAAACGGTGCAGGCGCGGGCTGCGGCGGAGTTTGGAATCATTTGGGATGTTTAGGAGTTTGATTTGATGTCGGGATTGTCGGATATTGACGAGATACTACTTTAATTGACAACAGCATCTTTACAATTCATTTTCAACCCATTGAATTTCAATATTTGAAAATTCACCGGATTTCAGACGCGGCAAAGCAGGCATTTAAAAA